TTACGATAACCGGCTTCCGAAAGAATACGTCCGAATACTGTCACATTCTCTTCTTTGGCATTATTGTCCCTACACCATTTGCAATATTTCCGGTACAGAATGGCCGAAGACATCCATTTGGGTTCAATATCGGCAATTTCCTCATAGCGGCACAGATAGTTCATTTGATACATGAACTTCATTACGGTACTACTTTCCGACTGATATTCATCCATGACATTTTCAAGCTCCTTACTGTCTGTCAACTTATAACCATTGGCGATAAAACGGTCACGTCCTTCCAATATCCAATTGAATATAGCTGGGTATTCGGCCTCCAAATCCCGTGACAGTTCTTTTTTCTGCCGGGCTTTGGGTATCTCCACCTCAAAGGGAATAATGCAAATACGCCGCCTCATTCCATAGCTCCAGTCTTTCAAATACGGCATTTGGTTGGCATTTGCCATAAGCAGAGGAATATTGTAAGCAGTGAAGTTATCGCCATAGATAGGCCGGGCTTCGGTAGGTTCACCACTGATAAGGCTCTTCAACGTGTCACTATCCTTACCAAACTCTAACGCTTGTATTTCAGAACAGTAGTTCAACCGCTTGCCATTAATGAAAGCGATATTTTTTTTTCTCTCATTTCCAGTAATCAATGCACCTATGCCGAAATTGCTGACATTCTCCCGGCCAAGTATGCCCATGATCGTTTCAAAGACTACACTTTTGCCATTGGAGCCGGAGCCACGAAGAACAAGCATAGTTTCCATTTTCGCCACACGCCGGTCAACAAAAATACTTCCAAGAAACTCCTGCAAAACTTTTTGCATGTTTTTGTCCGGCAAAACTTCATCCAGGAACATTCTCCAAAGAAAGACATGCTCTTCCGGCTTGTAGTCATAGGGAACACATGTAGTCTGTACCCAACGGCGGTTGAAAGAATGTGCACGGCGAGCATTCATATCAAACACACAGTTATTGAACACCACAATGGCATTATCAGGCTTCAAGGCTTTTCCTGCCACCACACGCTTACAGACTTTCAGTACACCCTCCACACGGGAATAATCACCATTGGGCATTTTGCATTTACGCATCAAGTCATATATCAGATTGCCAAAATCATCCCATGCCATCTCTTCATATATCCGGCCACTGAAATAGTAAGGCGTACCATTGAACTTACAAATCGAAGATCGTATAATGGCTGCACGCATCAAGTCCTGCACAGCGTCAACACGCGCTGCACTTTTGGACTCTTGTAAGGCGGCATCCAGTTTCTCGCCTTTCATAAGCCCGAAGACCTCATTTAACAACTTCCTATACTTTCCCTTCTCCATGTACAATCTATGAATTTGAATACCCGGCACGGGTTAAGGCCTCAACCATATATACTGACAGATTATTTATAGCAACATCTCCTGAATATCCAAATCGCCACAAATCAGTACGCCAGTCCTCTAAAGATGTGTCACAAGGTATATGATATTTTTGCATAATATCTCGCATCACCGCACAATCTTCATATCTTTCCTCTTCCTGCGCTTTTCTGAACACAGAAACAAAAACGTATCGCCCATAATCAAACAATATAGACTCAAACTTATTCATACCACCGTTTTTATACCCGAAAACAAAGCATTTCTACTGTTTTTATGCTATTTTTCAAGTGTTTTATGCCACAAATATAGCTTATTTTCTACATAATTACCATATAAATACTATTATTTTCTACTTAAAATATAGAATAAATACGCTTTTTTGAAGTCTTTTTGCCATGTTTTTATTCGTTGCATCATTGAAGACCAATAATCGCAAAATATTGATAAACAAAGGATAACTACTCTATTTCAATAGGAAATACAGATGGAACATTCTCTCTGATATGTATGGTTTATGTAGGGTTTTAAAGGCAACTATACATATATAACATATTGAAATACAAATCAATGGAAAAATAGTGCATAGTATGTATAGTTTTTTATGCAAACCATATTATATATATTTTTTTCCCATACGCAATTTACATATAAACTATACATACTATACATTAAATTTCCATTGACCTAATAATGAATGATTTACACATGTATAGTTATGAAGTAAACTATACATATACTATACATTTTCAGAAGTAAAACTATACATCGGACATTCACTTTTGTAATTTATCATTGGAAAAGCCTTAAAAACATCCATTATTGGCTCCAAAAAAGAAAAAAAATAAAAATCTTGACCGGGATTGAAACATGCTTGGTGTCTTGGGTAGCCGGGGGGGGGTGCCCTCCCTGCTTTCATTATCCAGTTGACCAGCAAAGAAGGAGAAAAGCCGCGCTTTGCCTTGATTCTCTTTATATTATACCTATAATATTAAATATAATCCGGCTTTTCCGCTTCTTCTGCTTTCCGCTTTGCTCGATCAGCTATAAAAAGGCTGCATCTATAACACTGCAAAGGCAGATAATAATGTACTGTTTCCTCTTCTTCTGTATTTTCGTCCTTCTTCATTTGCTGGAGATCGGCAATTTTCATTAATACATCCGCACGATCTTTCCCCCTCAAATAAGGCAAGGTTTGTTCGAGACCTGATAAAACCGCGTCTTTATCCCGGTATTGTACAACATTCCCGGCTTTTTCTTCCTCTTCTGTTTCTGTGCTTTTCTTTTTCTTCTTGCTTTTGGGGCTATCATTGTCAGGAAGGAAGGCGGCGCGGTTATCTTCAAAAGACCGTATCAATTTATTAATGCCGGGTTTATCCTTTGCAAGCTGGGCGGCTCCGCGTTGCGCCGTTTCTATTTTGGTGGATCGTGGTCTAAATATAGTTGCGTACGCTTCGCCACGACTGGCACCGGATGCGACAAGCATACAAAAGAAAACATCATCCGGGGTTAATTGATAAATTTGCTGTAAATCTGTTACGCGCTTACTGTACACCATATAAAACGATATAAAAGGGTTTATTATATTGGCGTCTCGCGCTCTGTAACTTGCTACAAAGTTAAACAAAGGCTATAAATAAAGCAAATAAGCGTATTTAAACACCTATTTTCTATAAATATTTCCTTACTTCTTAAATACTTTATATTTATCATCATATTATTTATTAATTTATTGATAATCAATATATTATATCAATATTAATAAATGTAAAAACGGAGCATTTTCTTAAAAAATAAAAGTACATTTTGTTTTGTATTACAAATATTATTCGTATCTTTGTAATACAGAAAAGGAGATAAAAGACCGGATCACCTTCCACAAATTCCGCTTTTACTTCTTCTTGGTTGAGTGTTTAATTTAAAATATAAGATCATGGAAGTATTACTAAACTTACAAAACAAAAATGTAACGCTAAACGCCGTACATGTAGCCCCAGAGGGCACAAACTGTTGCAACCGTTTGAAGGTTCATTTTGATGTGTTTCAAGAAACGGCGAAAAAAGCCGCTATTATAAGACTATCAACGGCAAATAGTTTTGAACTGATTCACTATCAAGATAAACATATAGCGTTATTAATTCCTTTTGATCGCATTCAAAAGATTTCATATTAATAAAAAACCGGGTC